GTGTAGGTGGCCTTGCGGCCACTCGCATACTATCATCGCCACCGTCGAACGAGCATACTCGCTCGACGGCTCGTGTATGTACTAACTGAGAAAGGATCGATCGGCTCTATAGCCGGACGATCCCCGAGGTGTAGACCTGAGGATGATCGCATGTTACGGCCATTGCCAACCTCCGCATGATAGCGGAGTAGCATTGACCAACCATCGATCACCTGAGTAGTCTCAGGAGAGGTGATGTCCCAGACTCGATACTTGACCTTCTGAAGGTTTTTATCGAATTTCTGGGCATTCCTTTTCGCACCACCAGGTACCTCCAACAGGGAGGGACACGGCAAGCCGAGTCCCTTCCAAGGTATTGGACCATAGAGGTCCAGTAACAGTCCTACGATGTAATCGTAGGTGTGGAAGTACTTCTTTTGATAGAAGGAATTCGCATATGCGACCCAACTAGCATAAGAATTAGGGCTGCGTGTTGACGACCAGACCGTCCGACAACGGACGGGAGTGACCTCGACGCCTTGGAAGGCGTCTATGCCACATGATTCTCTAAAGAATCCACTGGTACAACTCTTATCACGGTTTATTTTTAAACCAAATGATTCGAGGTGTTCGATTGCGTTCGCGACATACGTCGTGGGTACAATCACGTCATCACCGTACACTAAGATACGCTCTCGCGTATCTGCGTCAGGAGCTCCAGCGGTAAGGATGGCCCAGATAGTGAGCGCCAATATAGGGAAGCATAAACTACTTCCCATTGGTGCGAACTTTCTTAGCCTGATTACCCTACCGTCAGGGAGCTCTGTCGATGAAGTCCTACAAGCCTCCAGATACGTATAGACGTGGCTGGGAAACAGTAGGCGAACCAGATCAACTGAAACGCGATCCGAGGCCTCATTGAGGTCAAGGGTCGCGTACCGACCATTCAGGGAACCCAAGAGGGCCCCTTTCTGATTCGGACTTTGATCTGTGAAGAACACATTCCAACAGGTCGTCGGATTGTGTTCGACTAACTCGACGATGGCCCTACCAAGTCCTTGCTGAATCCATTGAAAATCAACGGGTTCTGCAGAGATAAGGCGAGGCCCTCTAGAGTCTTTCGGCACGAGTATGACCCGTGCCGGAAGGGTCTCCTCTCGTATGGCTTGGAAACCATCGAGACAATCACAAACGTGCCCTAACGACGAATAGTAATACTCGTCGAGGGGGTACACGGCTGTGATTTGACTTGAGACATTGTTCCATTGGTACTTCTCTGAATGTTGTTGCTTTGTAGCAACAGCACCAGGGCCGTGCCGAGGGTAGATGTCCCGTGGGTCAAACGATGCAAACAGCTTCGCAAGAAGCACGCGAGCATCGCGAGCTACTTTCGCACTACCAGAAGTCGAAGGACATCTAGTATGAACGAGAGTATGAGCGGCAATAGTGGCTTCAATCTCTTGAAGCCCCTTTGATTGAGTCGATAGATCGTCCTCGGTTCTTTCGAATCGAGAGACGACTTGTTGTTCTTGTTCATCGGAATAGGGAAGTTCATACTTGTAAAACACAAGCATGATCTGCCTTAGAACTATGACGCTTAATGTACACGGATCCTGAAGGAGAGCACCGTCTGAGTGGAATATTCGGCTAAAGAACTCACCCATAAACATGGGAAGTTCACTATCGGCCATGGGTTTGAACCCATAGTCAGTAGCTGTTAGCTTAATAACTCCCGTAAGAGCTT